AGTAATTTTCTTAAACGTTATCATATTGTTCGTCAGGTGGAATCACAATGTCATCGGGAGTAATCACAGTATACCTGTGATCATGCATTTCACAAGTCTTAATCATTATCTCGTCTTCTACTTCTAACACATTCATCTCAGGATAGTCAAGTTCTTCCAGTTGCATGGCATATCGTTCTGCATCATCCTCTTCCATGAAGATATAAAGAACCTGTTCTCCCTCTTCATCAACGACAGAATAGGCACCTTCTTTTTCTTTACCAGCAACTGTAATGATGAACATTATACGACCTCACACGCCTCTTGGTATATTTCTTTAATCAGAGACTGAATTACTGTTTTATTTAACTCAGTTTCAGATTCGTCAATATACCGACTGAGGATAGACATCGTATCTTCAGACTCTTCTGCTTCAAACTCTTCGGACTCATCGAGTTGGAAGTTCTCTACAATCTTCAGATCAGCAACACCAGACGTATAGAGTTTGTCGATGAACTTTTCAAACTTCTTTGTGTCGGTCTTCTTTCTTACGATGACCTTGACAATCTTATTCTCATACTCAGAGGTATTGAATGTCTGATGGTCAGTGTCTTCATAGAAGATTTTGTAGAACAGTCTGTGAGGATTGTTTATGGATTGATGTTCCAGGGATTCAGTATCAAAAATAGTGAAACCTCTGGGACTTTCGACATCATTCCAGAACATTTCATAGGGATTACCAAGATAGTACACGGTCCCATTGTCGGATCGAGAGTGATAATGTCCCGAAAAGACTTTCTCGAACTTATTAAAGGCTCTTGCGTCGTGACCGTGCTCCATGATGTGGCCAGGGGTTGCGACAAACCCGTTAAGTTCGAGGTGTCCCATTGCGACTGGACACTTTGTCTTCTTGATAATGTTGTTGGTTTCCTTTTCGTTTTGTTCGTTGATCCAAGGAAGGAATAGAACGGGGAGATCACCCACAGATACTTCTGTAGGAGAAGAATAAACCTCAACATTATCATATTCTTTCAGGAGAAGATCAACAGCATTGATTTCATTTGTGTTCTTGTAGTATGCATCATGATTACCAACCATGAGATGCATGGTAATACCCCTTTCTTTGAGAGGATCAAACACAACTCTCTTGGCCCACTTCAGTGATTTGAATTCAATACCCTTCCGACTATCGAATGCATCACCCATATGAATGACAGTATCGATACCTTCTTTGTCTATAGTAGGAAAGAAGACATCGTTGTAGAACTTTTCAAAGTAATCGTGAAAGAGTTTAGAACCCTTTCTGGCGCCGTAATGCGTATCGCTAATTATTGCAACTTTCATGTGGGTGTCTTGGGTTAAACTCTTCCATGGGTTGTGATTTGGTCAGGTCTCTACGTGACTGATTTTTAACTATAATAAAAGCATCTTTATTATACTTACGTGTACCGATTGGTGATTGCCACTTCTTATTGTAGTCTTCACCAACATCAATACCAGAGACTGCGGTTCCACCAATCTCTACAGTAATCTCATCATCTTTGTCCCATCCCAATACTTGAAGATAGTCATGAAAATCATGAAGCCAATGATCCTCGGTCATGACTCTTTCTTCAGGATCCAGTTTACCAATCATTCAATTACCTCTCAACTTTTGATGTACTGCATCTTTGATACTGTTATAGTCTGAATAGTTACCACTGTCAAGATCATTGGCATCAAAGACTTCATCGAAGTCAGTTCTCTCTAGAATCTTGTTCTTAATCTCTAATTGCTTTTTCTCTTGTGAAATTCTTCTCAGGAATGCATAGTAGATAATCTGAGTAAAGTATGCAAAGGGGTTCTTTGACTTTTCAGGATTAAAGTTGTGAATGTATCTCACACAGTTTTCAATACCATCACAAATCATGTCATCTTTGAACATGTAGTTCACAAAGTTTGGTTTGTATGACAAGTGATTTGCAATCTTCAGAAAGCACTCACCAATGTAACGAGGAATTTCTGGTTTGGGTTCATCATTGAGTTTTGCTTTCTCCACTCTTGCGAAGTAGTTCTCAAGTGCATTCAGAAACTCCTTGTTATTTACATAGTGTTCTGCATTTCTGGGTTTGGGCATAACGATTCTTTTTGTTCTTTAAATTATACCACTGTTATCAAGTGTTGACAAGGTATCAAAAGCCATATAGACTAGGCTTGTCCAGGATGATAGATAAGTTATAGGTACTACTAAGAGGACTTATAAAGTTTCTCCAAGACTTCTTTCGTATCTCTTACATTTCCTAAGTAACCCATTCTTCTATCAAGCTTTTGAAAGTTACTTTGACTAGACTTTCTTACATAGTCTTGATAGTTCATAATCATTTCAATGTTCTCTGACTCAGACATAGTGAGAACATCTTCTAGATTGATTAAAAACAAATCTTCATGAGAAGTTTTTAACCATGGTTCAAACTTATAACCAGTGATAGAACCTCTCGTCTTTATAGGTTGTACACAAATAGGATTAGAAACCAATAACATGGTTCTATCATCCTCATCAGATGCTGCTACCTTACAAAAGATTTCATCACCACATTTAAGTTTGATTGTTGCGTAAAAATCCTCTTCAATTCCCATTTAACTTTTCCTCCTTACGTTTTTTCCACCATAACTTTACAGCTTCACTTCTGTTCTTTCTATGTTGTTCTGATTGAGGACTACTTTTTCTATTAGGATACTTTAGACCCTTATGTGCCTCACTCATATTCTTCCTATCTTGGTCAGAGTGTTTCTTTCCAAGTTTGGTTTGTCTCATCTTCTGAATGGTTTCATCGGAGTGCTTACGGCCCTTCATAGGACCTCCTCCTTCACCACCATCAGTTCTGTTATGTAAAATACCTGTCCCCAAATCTTTTCTACCTAAAACATTAATCAAATAGATTTCGTGTCTAAATGCTTCATTTTCAGTTAGGTTCTGTTTCAAAAAGATTCTTCTCTCCTTAGGTGGTGGAGAGAATTTTCTATCAAGTGAATCAATACGACCACCCTTACCCTTACCAATATAATAAGGGGTTCCATCTTCTCTTAGATAAGCGTAGGTGTAATACTCATTCATTAGTCTTTTATATTAATAGTGAATATATCGTAATTGAACTGTTCAGATACGTAGATTTTTACACGTTCAATAAAATGATTCAATGTATAATTCTTTCTTGAACCAATAGTAAAGTCATCTGCAATATCATAAAGTTTTGCACTAACCTTATCTTTGCCTTTACGTAGGACTCTACCAATACTCTGTAAGTTTCTAACTCTAGATTTTGATGGAGAGGCAAATATTACGTTATGAAGGTTCTTAATATTAATACCAGTACTGAATGTTCCGTAAGATGCAACGATGATAGCGTCTTTTTCTCTTTCAGTAATCTCCCTTACTTGTTCTCTATCCTCAGCATCTACACCACCATGAATAAAGAATACTTTACGGTCTTCACTTACTTTTTTATTTATTAAGTCAAATAGAATGGCCCCATGAGTCTCCACTCTTGAATACAGTACAAGACTGTTGCCATCTAAGTCTCTGACAAGATTAGTAATAAAGTTGTTTCTTTTTTCATGTGATATCAAATATTGAATCTCATCTTCATAAGTATCAAACTTTTTAGGTTTGTATTTCAAAACAAGACACTGAATATCAAGTGATGCTAAGTGTCCCTCATCTTGTAACTTCTTAGTTTGAGTGACTTTATATGATGGACCAAACAGTCCCTCTAACACCCATTTATGGGTCTGTGAGCCGTCTAGTGTCCCCGTAAATCCATATCTATACTTAGCATGATGTAACTTGTCCATGATACCAATAAGAGATTTACTCTTAAATAAATGGGCCTCATCACCAATGACTACATCATACTCCTCAAAGAACTTTCTATCCAACTGATAGACAGATTGCCAAGTGGTAATCGTTACATCATTTGTATTGACTCTCTCACGTCCAGCATAGATTCTGTGACAATGATTCTCTGCATCCCAACCATATTGTTGGAAGTCTTTGAACATCTGTTCTACAAGAGATGTAGTCGGAACAACCAATAAAATTTTATTACCACGTGCAACATGATATCTCACCACAGAGTAAATCATGAATGACTTACCTGAACCAGTAGGAGAGATAAGAAGTTTTCTGTTATATCTTAATGCTTCGTATACACCTTCTACTTGATAGTCACGGGGAGTGATACCAGGTGATATACTTTCCATATAATCCTTAGTACCACCTTGACTTACAAAGTCATTGACTTCAAATGGTGGACCATAAAATTTATTATTTAAAAATTTATACGTATAACCCGCATTCTCACAGAACGCAATAATTTTATCTAGAAGACCTACGTAAATTCTCTTGGTCTTCATATTGAATAGATGAACAAATCCATCCCAGTACTTGTTGCGATACTGTGGCATGAATTTTTTATTTTCCACTTCAAAGGTGAACCTATCCCTCAGTTCATACTCAATGTGTGGTTCTGTTGTAATTTTTAGGTAAACTTCATTTACCTTTTCTATAATCAAATCAGCCATACATATAGGTTCTCACCTACATGTATTTATTACATACATTCAAACTTATATTGTAATATTATTCTATAAAGAAAATCTTTCATATAAGAAAGTCTTGCTTGTTCATCAGGATGACCACCTGGCCATTTCTCATGATGAAACTTCACAGAGTTGTAGATGAGATAGACATCATCAATATCTAAATCCATTTCTACATAAGGAGAATCTTCTTCCATTATCCTAACCCTGAACTGAATCTCATGAACTCAATACTGTTTTTGATTTGATATGTTCGATTCCCAATTTGTTTAAGAATCTCTTCTATGTATCTCAACATTACATCATAATATTCTATCTTCATTGATACTGTAGATAATCTTTCATCAGCATCAAGATACTTTGTCATGGTATCTTTATCTCTAATTTTTTTGGGAAACGGGTCTTTGATATAAACATCAGGGTCTGCTTTACCTGAATAGTACTCATATCTCTCGTGTCTTACATTCT